GGCCATAGTTCGCGGTCATGGGGTCGGCGACGTCTTTACTCCAGGCGTTGCCGGTGAGCGGGTTCTGGCTGGTCGAGCTGACCCTGGCGCGCAAGTCGTTCAAGGCCCCGCCGAACTGCGTGCCGCCGATCGGGACTGAGTGCGGCTCTGGAGCGGTCGGCTCCCAGACTTGGATCTGGGTAGGGTCGCTGGGGTCAGTGCGCATGAGGATCTGCTGGCCGTTCACATTGCGGACCTCGAAACGTCCGCGCATCGTGTTGTGATAGCCCAGGAAGGTGCCGGTCTGGGCCTGCACCGCTTTGCGAAAAGCTTGGTTCTGGGCTTTGACCGCGTCTGGCCCCAAGTCTTGAGGGATCAGCGTTGGGATCTCATCGTAAGCTTCAGCGGCCATAGGCTTTAAGCGATTGGAGCAGGAGCTAGCGCGCCTCCTGTCAGGTTAGATTGGTACTGGGGCCTGCCCAAAAAGAGGGCCGGTTCAAGGCCGAAGCCCTGCGGCGTTACGGTCGGCACGGCGGAAGAGGTGAAGTTGTCGAGCTGCGAATCCATCTGGCTCTTAGGCTGCTCCGGCGTCTGCGGCGTCTGCGGCTGGGGCGTGGTCGTTTTCGGCACGATCTGCGGGACGTCGAGCAGTGGGTTCTGGAGGATGTAGCCGGGGCCATAGACCTGGGACGGCAAGCTGGGATTGGTCGAAGCGCCAGCCGGAGAGATGATCGGAGCTCCGGTGCGCATGTTGAGCTCGTTAAGGGCCTGGGCGCGCAGTACCGGGTTGTCGGCGTACTGCTTCATGATCTGCTTGTAGGCCTGCTGGTTGGCCTTGGCCTGCTCTTTAGCGATCTGCTGGAGGGCGATCTGAGTGGCGTTCTCGGCACCCTCGCGCGGCAGGGCTGCGAGCTTGGCTCCGATATCAACACCTTTGGAAATCGTGTCCATCCAGTTTGGGATGTACTGATGCTGAATCACGTCCGGTGCGGTCGGCGTGCCGCCAAGCATCGGGGTAATCAGGTTTGGAACCGAGATCGTCGAGCGCTGGTTCCACCATTGAGCTGGGGCTTGAGGCATAGGCTTACCTTTGGGTGGCCGGAGCTAACTGGATAGGCACAAAGACCGCCGGGTTGGGAAGCGGCCCAGCGGGGTTAGTGAAAGTGAAGTTGAGGTTCTTAAGCCCTTGGGTCGCACCCTGGCCGATCTGGCCGATGATCGATCCGATCGCCGAACCGATGCCAGCTCCGGCTCCTGCGCCTCCGCCGCCGCTCATCGTGCCTAGCGAGCCTGCCGAGCCTGCGGATGCGGCTGGAGTGCCGAAGTCTCCAACGGTGCCGTAAGCGCCTTGGCCTGCAGTTATGGGGCCGGTGGCTTGCTGGTTCTGGCTAAAGAGGTTCTGGAAAAACTGGGTCAGGCTGTTCCCGTCCCCGCCGCCCGAGCTGGATCCGCCGCCGCTGGCCGCTGAAGCCCCCAGGTTCAGGTTCGGGAGCTGCGCCCCAGGCAGATGACCAATACTGCTAGTAGCCAGAGATGTCGTGGCAGTAGGCGGGAGCTTGGCTGGGTCGGTGGATTGATCAGGCGCGCCCAAGGGTTGTCCGACCTGCGGATCCCGTGGGGTCCCGGCACTAACCGGGCTTGCGACCGGCACGACTGAGATAGGTTCTGCGCGGGTGCTGCCATAGAGTTGATTGTAGCCCCGGTTATACTGGTCAAGCGCGTTCTGGAGAAACGTGGCCATCTGACTCGGATTGGCCGAGCTTATCGCGTGCGAGGGCGATCATCAAATCTCTTATGGTCCCAAAGCCCATTTCGCGCGCGTACTCTTCCAGGGGCAGGTTGATGGTGAGGCCGGTGCGCTTGGCGTGCTGGGCCAATAGCTGAGAGACGTCGATCTCGCCGCCGAAGTACAGAGTGGCCTCGCCGCCCTGGGAGTCGATCGCCTTTTCGTGGTGCGCGGCAGCGTTAGCCCAATACTCATAGAGCTTGTTTAGCTTGAAATAGTCTAGCAGGCGGCTGGTGCGTTTTCTGGGCCCCGAGCGCGTCATTAAGGCCCGGCGCAGCTTGCGCAAGCGGACCTCTTCAACCATCAGGCGGCAGAGCTCGCTGCCGTTCAGGTGGTTGGCTCTCATCCACTGATCGTGCTCCTGGGTGCTGCGTAGGCCCAGGCGGTGGACGAATTTTTGCCATTCGATGTTCATTTCGTCCACTGTGACCGGGATGCGGTAAATGTCGGCCAGGAGCAGGGCGAGGGTCCGGTTGTCGGCATCGCCCAGGTGCGTCTCGTAGTCCTGGTCGTGGAGGGTGATGTAGGCATCCAGGTCCTGCAGCTTGAGAGGCCGGTTATTGACCGGCACCGAGCGGTCGCGCTCGAACTGGGCGCTAAAGAGAAGGCTCAAGGCTTCCGTCCCGGGGAGCTTCGAATCCGGTTGGGCCTTGAGCTCTCGGAAGGTGTACAAAAGCTGCAGCGCGTCAATCGCCTTCTGATTGTGCGCGGCTAGCATGCCCTGCAGGTCTTCCGGTAGCTGTTTAAGGGAGCGTTCGCTCCAGTGGATCGCCTGGGCGATAGAGAAGAGCTCGTCGGCGCGCTCGATCGCCACGTTGGCCTTGAGGAGCGCTCCGCGCACGTTGACCAGGGGAACGGTCAGCGCGATAAAAGAGCCGTCAGGCTTTGGCCGGTAGGCGTTAGCGACTTCGCTCTCGTCGGTCACGACGCCTTCGTTGTACCACTCATAAATCCGGCCTGAACCGATCATGCCGCAGCTCCAAAGATCGGCAGCGCGCAAGGCACCCATCGAAGCGGCACCGTAAACGCCTTTGACGCCTGGGATCTGTAAGCACCAGCAGAGCTCTTTGTGCCAGACCGAGAGCGACTGATGGAAGGTCCCCTCGACGAGCAGAATGTGCGAGGGCTCGTACTCCATCGCGTGGCTGATGACGTCGCCTTGGCGCGCCGGAGGCATCACGATCGCCTCAGGCAAGACCTCGCGGATCGTCTCTGGATCCAGGCTCGGGCCGGAGTAAACAAGGACCTTTTCAGGCGCTTCGCTCACACAAATCCCCCCATAGCTAGCCACTCGCGATCCTCATCTGTGAGCCCCTCCAGCGCCTTGCGGATATCTTCGAGGCTCTCAGCGTTTTCGAGCTGCTCGATGCGTTCCTTGTCAGATTTCGGTTCCATTAGCTGAACTTACGTTGTCGCACTGAAGGCGGAGGCCCGAGCTTCTTTATCATGCTGGTCAGCCTGCAGAGCTCGCGCAGGCTCTCAGGGTGCAGCTTGCGTTTCTCTCTATCGGTCATCTTACGCAAGCCGCCTTCCTTGTCGGTAAAGACTAGCCACGTCCCGCAGTTAAAACAGGCGCTGACGTCCCCGGCCTCCGCCACGGCCTGCTGGTCTGGCTCACCCGGGCTTGGTGCCGAGCAGTCGACAAGGTAGCCGCAACAGGGAGTCAGCCTGGGGCTATTGCGCGTATGCTTAGGCTCCATGGTCTTTCATGTATTTGGCCAGCGCTGCGGTAGCCCGGCCATTGGTGCGCCAATACTCGCAGTGTACGCCTTCGAGTTGCGGGGCAATGGCCTTGACCACGTGCAGCGTGTGGATGCCGAAATCCTCTTGTGCCAGGGTGCGAAAGTAAAGGCGCTTTATCCCGGCGGAGTTGAGCCGTGACACCAGGGCGCGGAGCTCTTCAATCGGGCCCTCGTACTGAGTGTCGAGCTCCCAGTCAATCTCGGTCGTAGGGAGGTTCTCGAGCTGGCGAATGAGCTTCTCAGTGGCCGTCTGTTTCATGACGATAAAGTCGCGCCGGTAGAGATCGTCTCGAGCGCCGGAGATGTAGCACAGACGGCTTTGCACGGCCTCGATGATCGCGCGCTGGGCGGCGACTCGGAAGGAGAGATGCGCCCCGTAGCCGCCGAAGAGCCCAACGTTATCACGGCCAAACAGGGCGCACCCGCACACGGGAATGTGCAGGTCGCTTTGCGTGCAGTCAAAGAGCATGGGCCAGAGGCCAGCTTGGCGGATGAGGCCGATGCTCCAGGCAAGCTCCGGCGGGAGGTTCACTAGCGAGATCGGGACAGGCGGCAGGCCAAGGGTGCTACGCAAGTGGTAATTGATAGTCCACCCGTCGCGCTCGACTAGCTCATAGAGGGCCTGCAAGAGCGCGTCCTCCTGGCTGGTGCCGCTCGCTAGGCCGTTAGAGCTCTGCTGGACGTCAAGGAACTGCATGGCGACCCGGTCTTTAAGCCAGATCAAGTGGCTGGGCATCCAGGCAAGGGGCATCCCCTCCCCGATCCCTTCGACCATCTCCCAGGCAATGGGCGTGTTCTCGTCCAGCACGTTATCCCTAGCTAGCGGGTAGTCTTGCAGGTCCAAGAGCTCAGCGCCGGTCAAGGCGATGCGGGGTTCGTCCCCCGAACGGCCCATCTCATCCATCTGCCGCCAGCTCATCAAGTGATATTTGCCTTGGGGCTGTTCGCTGGCCCAGAACTCGATCGCCTCGGTGATTGAGCCGACTGCGGCTAGCATCCGATCGGGGTTCTTACCGGCGGTCACCGAGATCGTCGAGGACAGGGGCCGGTGCGCGATCCAGATTGGGATCCCGATGATATCGAGGCCGGTGATTTCGCGGTAAGAAGTGATCCCATACTTCTCCAGTCTGGAATACGGCAGACGCCAGATGGTTTCTGCAAGGTCCTGGCGCTCAGCGCTTCGCGAAGGGTTAGCGAGATATCCTAGTGTTGACATGGCATTAATCTCCACAAAAGGTGGAGATTAATTTAGGTCGGGCTAAATCGGAAGGATCGCCCATCGGAATCGCCAAGTGGCCAGCCTCAACAAAATAGCGACTAGCCCCCTGGCTTTTGAGGTAGCGAGCCATTCTGCCACGCCTGGGCCGAAGTGTCTATACGCTCTTTTAAGCCACGCCGGAGCCCGGGTAAGCATGATGTAGCGGAAGCGCCAGAATCCAGCGCTGTAGGGGCCGTAGCAGGCCCTGGCGACCCAGCAGAATGCCACTACGGCCAGAGCAGATAAGGCGCTGGTTCCCCCGCCAATCAGACCTTGGGTCTGCGCGTTGGCCGCGTTAGCGCTTGCGACCGCTTGCTGAGCCGCTAGCCCTGTCGCGTACTGGCTCTCTTGGACCTTGTACGCGTAATTTGCTTGGTTCCAGTTGTTCTGCCCCGCGATGTTGGAAAGGGCGATGTTGGCCGCGTCCGCGCCGGAGACGCCGAAAGTCCTGGGAGTGAAAGTCGAGTTGGCCGTCTGGAACTGGTTGAGCAGGTCTTGCTGGTACTGCCTCTGGTTGAGCCCCAGATTCCTGGCGATGTTCGCCATGCCGGTTGTGCCGCTTCCCAGTGACCAGCCGCCGGTCGCGCCCAGGGCCCCGGTGAGACCGCTCTGCGTCCAGAGATTCTGCAGCTGCGGGGTGATGTTCCCGCTCATCTGGCTGTTCAGATTGTTCATGAACGTCTGCTGGGCGTTATAGAGCTGGGGATAACGCTGGCGGAAGTCGGCATCGGATAGGCCGTAAGCCTGCTGATCCATGCTCACGGCTTGATTCTCGATCTGCTGCGGGTTAGCCGAGATAAAAGCAGGCATCTGCCCCGGGTTCTGGGGCTTGGGGATAGTAGGGGCTTGGGTCGGCATTAGCGTACTCCAAAGACGCTAACTCTTTCGTGCTCGAGGCCCAGCTTAGCCAAAAGCGGGGCGCTAGCCAACTTGCTTTTTTCGTCGATCAGCCAGAGCGGGTCGCCGAAGGAGCGCGTGTAAGCGATGACGCTCTTGGCCGCGTCGTGAAAGGCACGCGGACTGAGCAGCATAGGATGGACAGTCGGACGAATCGTCACAACCGGGTGCGCGTAGTAAAACGCGGCCAGGGCTTGGTCGACCAGGACGAGAAAAATGGGGAACACCGGCTGGAGCGCGTGGCCGCATTCAGCCGCGAAAGCCTCCAAATCCCAGAGCTTGACCGAGTCCCAGTTATCCAAGCGGACCTGTGAGATCGTATGCCTCAGGGTATTCCCAGCTGGCAAAGAGCCAGATGAACCATTGGTCCCAGGCATCGGAGAGCTCTTTTTCTTCATCGGCATTCATTGGTATTTGATGATGTGATTCATCATGGCGTAAGGCGGCATCACCGAGAACTGCTCTTGGTTTTTGCCGGTCGGCGTGCCGTTAGGTTGATAGACTAGAAATTGCATGGAAGCGGTGCCAGCGGTGGAAGTGGCCCACTGCAAATTGGCGATATTGCCCCCCGGGTTTTGCGGAGTACCGCCTGAGTAGTTGTCGTAGTTCCACCGCAACTGGACTGCTAGCGAAGGCAGATCGGTTGCAAGCATTAAGCCTGAGAGCTGCGCTCCGCCGCGTGCGCCGGGCCCTGAGCTCGGGTAATCGGTAGCCGTCACTCCCGGGGGCTGCGGCTGCGGCAGCGCGTCGATCGGCACCTGGGCAGCGGCGACAAAGCCTGCAGCGTTCACGTAAAACTTGCCAGCTGGCGGCAGGCCGAAGCTGGACTGGCCGTCGCCGACGCCCCAGGTCGTCCCAATGCGCTGGAAGAGGCGCGAGTAGGTAAAACGCGAGACATTGCGTCCATCGCAAAGAAGCCAGCGCGCCGGAGCGCCCACGCCGCCCCACATGGCAATGGTGCCGATCGGGCACCCTTGGTCGCCGGGCTGGTACTGGCCGGTCAGCGGGTCAAAGAACCACCATTCCGCGCCGTCAAAATAGGGGCCCTCGTCGTGGGTAGGGATCGGACCTCCTACAACTCCGATTAAATAGGTTGGGTCGAGCTGCCCCGAGACCGATTCCAGAAAGAGCGTCGCGAAGTCTTGGACGTCGCCGCCCCAGCCTTGCGGAGCTGCGGCGACTGACAGGTCGATAGGGACAGGAACGGCCATGGCTAAAGGTATTTGATGATGAAGTTACACAAGGCAAAGGGCGGCATCGTTGGGGTCGGCTGCTGGGTGCCACCGGCAGGCAAAGGCGCTAAGTAGCCGTCTCGGACCTCGTTGTTAAGGACCGGGTAAGCGTTGTAAGGACCCGTAGGCGCTCCCGGGGTCGCAGCGGTCGCGTTGGGACTTGCGCCGGAGCCAAGGTCTTGAATCGAAGGGTTCTGGTAGGGGACCTCTATGACGAGTGCCGGAAGACAAGCTGCGCTGAAAAGAGCGCTTTGCGCCCCACCTTGGCTTGCGACGTCGCTGCCGTTACTGGGCACATTGGGATCAATGTCGGTGTTAGAGGCGTTCGCATTAAAGTAGAAACGGCCACCGGGAGGCAGGCGGAAGGCTCCAGCGGCTGCGCCCCAGGTATAGCCGATCGCCCCGAAAAGCCGCGCATAGGTCACCGTTGAGACAAAAGCGTGATCGCACAAAAGCCAGCGTGCCGGAGGGTTGCCTCCGCCCCACATGGCCACGGTGCCGATCGGACAGCCTTGCTGGCTTGGGACGTAGCCGTAGGTAGGATCCCAGAACCACCATTCGTCTCCGTTGATCCAAGGGCCGACGTTAGTCCCAGGCTGGGGTCCACCGACCCGGCCCACAATCAGGCTGATGTTCATGGAGCCCGAGATCAGGGAGGTCACGAGCTTAGCGACATCAAGAAGCGAAGTGCCTTTCCAGCCGATCGGCACTTTCTGCATTGTCAGGCTGACTGGGACAGGGACTGCCATAGCTACTGAAACTTGATGATGAAGTTGGCCGCAGCAAAGGGCGGCATATTGGAGAGCTGGGTCTGGTTTACATCGCTGGTAGGAGCCTCGTTTGGCGGAGCGCCCAGGATCTGGAAATTCCAGAACTGGCCGTCGCCGGTCTCGCCAGTCAGAAACGAGACCGGCGTGGCTTGGCTGGGCACTTGAGTCACCTTGGAGGCCCAGAAAAAGCCGACGCGCACTTGGCAGGCTGGTAACTGTGAGCCGTGCAAGGGAGCGATAATCTGGCTACCACCCGTGCTGCCCAGCGTATGGGGTGCTTGAGGCGCAACCTCGGGCTGAAAATGCACATTTTGGATGTTGAGGTACATGCAAGCCCCAGGCGGAAGGTTGAAGGTCGTGAGCCCGTCGCCTGGGCCCCAGATATTGCCGATCTGCTGATAGAGCAGGTTGTACTGGGTGCGGCTCACTTCGCTGCCATCACAGATGAGCCAGTTATCAGGAGCTCCGGTCCCGCCCCAGATAAAGATCGAGCCGACCGGGACGCCGTCCTGGCCGCGCACGTAGGCTCCGGCGCTCGGGTCCCAGAACCACCACTCGCTCCCGTTCGCCCAGGGCCCAACGTTAGAGAGGGGAAGAGTGCCTCCCAGCTGGCCGACGACGTAGCTCGAGATCGGAAAGGAGGGCGCGTAGGCCGTCGTCATCGAGTCCGCGATCGAATTGAGTAACTCTTGGACGCTTTCGGGCGTCTCCTTAGGGTTACGGTCCAGAATGAACTCGATGGGGATACTCACTGGGCGCTGGCTCCTCCCCGGCCCCAAGAGAAGTTGAAGACAATCTGAATGCTTGAGCCCGGCTGGCAGACTCGCGGCTGGAGCCAGCAATAGGTTTCGATCTGGTTGGTCAGATCCGCTGCCCCGTAGCCGAAGCTAGCCAAGTTGAACTGAGTGGGTCCTGGGGGAATCGCGATATTGACCGGCTTAGACTGGGTGAAGGAGCCGGGTGCGTAAGGCGTGGGCGTGACTGTGCCAGTGATAACCGTTGTTGGATCCAGGCGTGTCGGCACGAGGTTTGAGCCCATGGACGGGAAGCCGAGAGTTGAGATCCAGCCGGAGCCCAGGACGCTCGGTTCACCGTAGCCTAAGAAGACGTCTGGCGTAGGGCTCGGGGCTTGGCTCTGGCCGACAGAACCGACTTGATAAATACCCTGGCAAGGGCGGAAGAAGAACGCATCCGGCGGGACAGTCAAGGTTCCACCGCTGGCGGTCCCGGCCCAGGCGACCTGCAAAGAAAGGATTGTCGAAGCGCCGTTAGTCGGATCGGTGAAAGGCACCGTATCAAGCACTATCCAGGTGCCGTCGTAGCCAGTCACACTTGAACCTGCCAGGATCACGTTGCCGGTCGGGAGCGCTGGCATCTGCCCGGTCACGGTGACCGCTAGGAACCCGGGCTTGGTCGCGGAATTCGCGTAGCTCGTGATGTTCCAGTTGACCGGCAGGTTGGTGAAAATGATCGAGGTCGGAGTGGTGCCAGAAAAGAAGTTGCCTGGGCCCTGGCCGTAATCGAACTGCACGATTAACTGATAGGTGACCTGCAGCTGCTGGCCGTTAGGCAGGTTGACTGTAGGGCCGCTCAGGGTGACCGGGTTAAGGAGCAGGATCCGGCTGAAGAGGTTATTGCCTGCGCTCGCGTTGGGAGAAAGGCCGAGCTCGGTATAGGTGATCTGGGTCGCTTCAGGGCTGAACTGCCACGTGCGCTGCAAGGTGATCGCGGCATCGCTGACGACCGTGATACAGGCCCCAGGTGTTCCCAGCGCGATCGAAGTGCGTTTGACCTCGGCTCCCAGAATGGTCTGGCCGACGTACTCAAGCGTGAAGGCGCTCGGGCTCGTGATGGTCGAGCCAGCTCCAAAGACCGTGACCGAGCTGCCGTCTCCGGCGACCGCCTGAATCTTAAAACGCGCCAAGCTCGGATGAAAGACGACGTCAGCATCCACGTCGCTTGAAACAAAAACGCCTGCCGCGTTGGCCGTGATCGTGTTGCCGACCATCGTAGCCGTGTTGGTGGGCGCGCGGCCTGTAGGGTTAGTGCCGGTGCCGCAAGCGACGGCGGTGAAGAGCTGGTTCCACAGAGTGCTCGCGACGTAATCAAGCCCCTGGTCTAGAATCAAGTTGTCCTGCCAGGGAAACTCCCTCACCACCCTGCCGTCTTCTACGATCGCGACTTTGACTTTACCGCTCAGCCGAGCGTGAGATTTGATTTTCATGGCGTGTAGGTGGCGTTACCAAAGGCGACTTGTGAGCCGATGGGCTCAGCTTCTGTGACACTGGCAGGGATGTACTGGCCGCTAGCGAACCGAACGGAGTCATTCAAGGTTTCCTGCTGGCTTACGAACATCACTCCGACGTAGTAAGAGATGGAGCCCAGCGTAAGGGAGTGGCCAAGAGTCTCGGTTTTTAAGGGAGTCAGGACGATCGGGTTGGGCGGTGATGGGCCGAAACTCGAGTAGCCGCTATCCGGCGTCCTGGGCGTCCAGACTTTCTGAAAAGGCTGAAAGATTTTGACCCTCATGGCACGGGGATCGTGCAGACGTTTGGCGGCGGCAAACAGCCGATCGCGCTCACGATATTAGTGGTTACTCCAGCCTCAGTCGGCGTGCATTGGCCGACGCCGGGCTGCGGGTAAGGATCGATAAAAAGACGCATCTCGCGGATCGCCATCCGGCCAGTCCAGTTAACCAGGAGCTGGAAGCCCCGGTCGACGTTATGCTGGTAAGGGCTCTCAATTCCGCAAGTGTCGGCGCAGTCATCTTGAGTCTGTTCAACCGGCGAGCCGCTAAAATCAGGCGTGCGGATCGTGCGGGTCTGCGGACGCAAGGTCTCGATAAAGGTATCGGTGGCGAGCCCCGAGTACGTCCAGACCGAATAGTTATCGTTGCCCGGCACGCCCTCTTCCGCGTTCAAGATCAGGTCGTAGCACTTGCGATAGTGGCCTTTAATCCCCGCGTAGTAGATGGTCACCTCGACCGTGCCGACTAACTCGCAGATATCGAACTCGGCGTACTTGAAGCGCACGAGCTCGCCGGTCGCTGCGATCTCAAAGACCTTGGTCTCCCAGGAGCACTGGATCGGCGTATCGTTCCCCAGGACTTGATCGGTCTTGCGCCCAATAAAGTTCTCCCAGATCTGAATGTGATTGCCCCAGGGATCTGGCTCACACGAGTAAGCCAGCTCGAAACACCTGGGCACGTCTTGGAATTCGCCGGTCACATATTGGACAGGGAAGGTGCCGGTCCAGATGCCAGCGTAAGCCGGAGCGGCCTGAGTCGAGAGCTGCGCCTGGGGCGAGCCGTCCATCACCCACGTGTGCCGGTTCCAGCGCGAACCGCTCGGGACCGAGACCAGGAGCCAGTTGTACCAGCTGGCCGTGCAGATGCCGCTCCTGACCGGGCTCATGTTCTGTTTGGAGCGGGTCATCTCGCCATCACGCGGGTTGACCATGCTCGAGCGGTACTGATTCAGGGCCTCGTTCAGGTTTACCAAGCCCTCTTCGGAATAGAACCACGGCAGGCCGAACTGGTTCACCGGGCTAAACGGGGCCACGGTGCCGAAGTCGGCGGAAACGATCTGCTGGAAATTGGGCGTCTGCTGCCACTGAGTCCGGTCAATGATGCCGGATTGGAGGCTCGTGATCGACCAGGGCGTGAAAGCAATCAAAGTGTCGTTGGAGCCCGGGCTAGCCGGAATATTCAGCATGCCGGTCGCAGGCTCTGGCAGCTTGAAGCCGTTGGCGGTCGCAAGATAGGTCCCCTCAGTAAAGCTGTTAGGGTTCATGAGGTCACTTGCGAAGATGGTCTCCCGGTAGGCGCTCCAGAGCCGGTAGCCCGAATAGGCCATGACGGTCCCAACCGGCAGCTGGTTCCAGGGGGCTCCGGCCTGATTGTGGCCTGACTGAGCAGAGGCGGTCGAAGAGGTCGCGATGTAGAAAGCGCTGGGCGTATAGCCGTCCTGCATGAAGAGCACATCGATCGGGACTTCCAAGACTGTCAGGCTCCCGTCAGGATTCTGCCGGGTAGCTTGTCTAGCCTGACAGAAATAGACCTGGGGGCTTCCGCTCCAGAACTGGACTCGCGGCAGATAAGCGTAGGTCTCAAAAGGCCACTCACTCCAGTAAATGTTGCCGTCGACCGACCACACTAGCTGCTCTCGCTCCCGATAGGGCCGGTAAAGGGTCATGCCTTGAGCCCGGGTGCCCGGCAGAGAAAAGATCAGATTTTTCCCGGGCCGCGTCGTAACGATGCCGCCCCGGTTGATGATGTTCTCGCCCCAGTAGTAGCCGCCTTGGCCGATATCGGTCGGGAAAATGAGGGTGTTCGCCCCGTTAATCCAGTAGCGATCTTGCACTGGAACTCGCGAATTTTGAGGATAGGCGATGCTAAGACCCTCCTTTCTTTCGCCAGTACTTGATCCTATCGGCTAACCTTCTGCATTCTCGGCACCCTCCATTGCTATCCCGATTCTCGGGCCGCAACGAATGACCGCGCTTGCAGACGACTTTCCGCCAGGGATGGCGAGCGCGGTGTTCAACCGGAACGACAAGCTCCAAGTGAAGCGGATTTACACAACGTTTTCTTAAACAGCGATGGTGCAATTGGCCGCGCGCGCCTCCAAGGAATTCCCAGACAAATTTATGGGCGCGTCGGTTAGCCCTGCTGCCATCGGATCTGCTGCCTACGCTGATTACGGGGTAGCCGGAATTTAAAATCGTTCCGGTCCACATCCAGCAGCCGGTTGCAGGGTCAACGGAGATCTTATCCTGAACTCGCTGCGGTAGGGTTGCAACGTCAGAGGCCATCGCTCAAGGCCTAGAGTATCAGCTCGCTCGAGAAAAACAAAGGACGGCAGACTACGTCTTAATTAAGTCTGCCGCCCAATGCTGATGAACAATCGTATTCGAGATGCCAGCCACCCGGCTAGCAACCAAACTCTTTCGCCTCGAACCCTCGCAGACTGACTCTTTTCTTGTCAATTCGAAAGAAGGGGCGTACAGCTTGGATCGCAGGCTCTTGGATCCGCTTCGGGCCTAGTGAAAAGTCAAACCGAGGATCCCGCTGGTCGCCGCAGCGTTAATCTCGGGTGCCCGTTAGCCATCCGCATTCGCGGGTGGGTTGTGTCCTAACCTTTCACCCAAACCTCATGCGCCTTTATGGCCGATTGTCTTCTTACTCCTCAAGCTGCAGTAGATTTCGCAAATCGCGATGTGTCGCGCCTAGTTGGCAACATCACCCTTTTGCTGATGCGTCGAGCACCTTTTGCTGACGTACTTGATGGCGGGGTATTTCAGTCCGCAATTAGTGACGAGCAACGTAACGTCGTCATGGAGAGGCCGATACTAAACCACAGCCTCGTCACCCCAACATTTTTCAACGATGTAGATTCATGCGCGGACCTCGGGCAGGTCGCCGAAACCGGCTCGACCGAGTATACGACCAAGTTGGGCAACATCAGAGGTAGAGGTCCAAAAGTTTGCGTCAAGCAGATGAGATCTGCGTTCCAGGCCTCCTATTCTGCGACCCAGGATGCGCTCCAGAAGCAGCTGCTCTACTTCATGAACATTGATGTTCGCTCGCAGCTCCTTTTACGCTCGGGCGTCAAGATCAAGGTCAACACCGGGTACACTTTCCCGCAGATGGTCAGTGGCGACGTCCAGGCGATTGACGTCAGCTTTAACGACGACACTCCACCCGATACACCAATCACTTTCAAGTTCCTCAAGTACACTGAGACCTGGGCCCATGAAGCCCTCCTGGCGGAGCCCTTCGAAAGTGAGGGCGGGACAATCGCGAAGTTCATCGGCGGGGCCGACATTATTGACGTCCTGCGCGAAGAGCTCAACGTCCGCTACGACATGCGGTCTCTAACGACAGGCCGCTACAACCTTGGTGAAGAGACCATAACAGGCTACACATGGTATGGACCATACCAGGGTATCGCGATGGGGATCGATCAGCAGCCCCTGCGTTTTAACACCTTCCAAGAGCTTAACGGCCAGCTGATCCCAGACTTCATCGAGCCTGAGATCGCGGTCCAAGTTTCTAAAGGCGTGGGTGCCAGAGCCAATCCCGATTACCTCGAAGCCCAATACGAGATCTGCTTTTTGATCTTCTCGAACTCCTTCCGGCGCTTGGTCCCAGAGACCTACACCGGAGCCGGGGAATGGAAATTTCCACCCCAATTCTCCCAGGGAGAACTCGAGTTCGTCGTAATCCGCGATAACGACTGTAACGTTTTTGGCGACTTCGGTTATCATATTTATCAAATTACTAGAGCCTATAGACCGGAGAGGCCTCACGCGGTGATCCCCATCGCATTCAAACGTTGCCAACCCGATTTCGGCTTTACACAATGTGTTGGGTATCCTGGCGGGACCGCGACCGGCGGCATGCTGGGATACACTGGCAGTCTAACCATTTAAGCAATGGCCGATGTGCTCCGACTCCCTGGGAAAAACAAGAGCGTCCAAGCGTCTCTGGGCGCTCTTTAAAAAACTCTGAGGCGTCCTCGTCCTACGGTTTAGAGTTTCTTGCGCCCAGGGAGCCGGAGTATAACTCCAAGGTTATGTTCGGCGAGAACGGTCTTTATCCGGTCCTCCGGCCCCAGCAGCCGGTGCGGCCATTCTGGATGGGCGACGACCAGAACAATCTCCACTGGGAGATGGTCCAGGGCGATTGTCTGTGTTACTTCATCGAGCTTTTCTGTAACTGCCCGATGACCCCAGATATCACCGACTGGGTCTTTCAATTCACGGTTAAAGAGAGCCTGGACCCGCTGGATCCCAATACGCTCTTTAAAGTGGTCTGGAACGCGCAGCACGGGGCGTGTGCCTGGACGTGCCTGATCGTCTTACCTAAGAACACGTTGCAAGTCTGGCCGGGCAGCTACGCCTTCGATCTTAAGTCCCAGACGCCTGGGGGCTTGGTTACGACCTTTGCCCGGGGCCAGCTCGATATCCTGCCCTCCAGCGACCTCAGCCTCTCCCAAGAGAACACTACCGTAAACCCACTCTCTCAAGCCACTGTTCAGGCCGCACAGGCCTTAGCCCTATGAGTGTAAACCTTATCCCTGCGCAGCCTATCGAAGTGCCCCTTCCCGCTGATTACCAGAATCAGCAGTGCCTGCCTTTGGTCGTGATGCAGCCCGATGCAGACATGACCAATTACATGTTGAAGTCGACCTACGCGACTAACGGCCAGCCCGGCGTAGTCGATCACGCGGTCCTGGCTGATACCGCGACCACAGTTCTGTGGGGCAACATCACAAACCTTCCGACGGTTTTCCCGCCCAGCCCTCATGCCCCCAGCCATCTGCAAAACGGCAATGATTCTATTCCGATTGCCACCGTGCTCTTAGACGGCCTGATGCCAGCCGGAAGCGGCCACGTTCTGGACTACATGGGCGGAGACATTAACTGGCACCCGCTTCCAGGCGTCCTTGCCCTTTCGGCTGAGGGGCCGGTCTCGATCACGCCGGGAGACACTGCCGGAGCTCAGCTTTTGAGCACGGCGGTAGTTAACCCTTCGAGCGGAATCTACTTGATTAGGCAATGTTACCTATACAAACCCAACCTTGCCTTCCCCGTTCAAGGGACGGTTCACTTTGAGGTCTGGGATAGCGGGATCCCCGGCTGGGTGCAGGTCACGGCCTCAACCGATATCAGCGTCATGACCAACAAAGAATCGTTGCTCTCGCTGGTGTTGACCAGCGGAGCCATGACCCAGGTCTTTCCGGCCACTCCCAATGCGTTTGCGTGGCGAGTGATTCTCGACGTCGCAACCGGCCAATCCAGCTATTTTCAAGCCGGGATTATCGTGGGTCTGGCCACTCTAACCGCACTTACCTAATATGATTGGACAAAGCGGAGTCTATTGGCCGTTTAAAACCCTCCTGCAAGGAGCTGGCATCTCAATCCAAGAAGACGCGGTCTCTATCCGCATCACCGCAACCGGCGGCGGCGGCGGTCCTGGCGGCGGCGACATGCTCTCGACCGAGTACGCGACTAACGGCGTCTTCGGCGTCGTGGACCGAGCTGTTTTGGCTAACGGTCTCGCTCCTGGGGTCACGGTGCCGCAGGCTAATCTGGCCAACTCGGTCCCCTGGCAAGGCGTCACCGGAGCTCCAACCAGTTTCCCGAGTGACTGGTCAATCATTACTAACCGGCCAAACGCTTTCCCTCCTACTCCGCATGCGCCGACTCACGCGCCGACCGGCACTGATCCGATCAGCTTAGCCACGGTGACCGCGCCGGGATTTCTCACCCAGCTCAGCGGCAACACGACGGACTTTGTCGATGGGACTAACGCCTGTCAGCCACTCTCAGCGGCGGTAGCTGCGGTCTCGCCTCCGGCCATCTGGGCGGTGCGCCTTCGTTCATACAATGCGGTGGGCAACCCGAATTTCGAGGTGATACAGCGCAATGTCGGTACGGCGATCTCGTTGACGGCCATGGCGGGTCAATGGATTGAAGATCGCTGGGTAGGCGTGCTTCCAGTAACTGGCACCGTTCAGGCCGCTGCAGCAACCGATGGCATCGGCGGCGGGATTCTCCTCCCCGGCACTAACTTTGCGATCTCTAAGCGCTTCATGCGCACGACCCTAAGCACGACCAAGACTGTCCTGGCTGCGTCTGATTGGGGAGGCTTCTATACCCAGGTGGAAGGTCCAGTCGCACGAGAAATGATGAGTGATTTTCACTCACTCAGTCTGCTCTGCCGTTCCAGCATTCCTAACCTCTCTTTTGCTATCTCTATTCGTGATTCTCCCGCGACGCGCAGTCTGGTTTTGCCTGTCACCCTGGGCCCGGCTAACACGCTCACACTAATCACTCTGCCAGCTCTCTCGTGGCCGACGAGCGGAGGCAACTTCTCGACGGCTAATGGGGTAGTCGGCTATCTCATTTCGATCGTCTTAGCAGCTGGATCGAATTATTGGATCCCGAGCGGCACTCAGAACACGTGGCAGAACGGCAATTTTCTTGGTTTCTCTGGCATGGGCAACTTCGCTTTTGGGCCAGTCGGCGCAACTTTCGATCTTTGCTTTTTGCAGCACGAACCGGGATCAGTTTGCACGACCTTCATCGACAAGCCCTTTCAGCAGAACGTGAATGAGTGCAGGCGTTACTACCAAAAATCGGGGCCCTACGGCCAGCGTTTTCCGAATGGGAACTGGGAAGTGATCGGGATGGCGGTTCCTAACCTAGCCCTTGTGCGTGGACTCCTTCGGTTTTCTCCGAGAATGTGCAGGGCTCCAACCATGTCATTCTGCGATCAGAGTGCCAGAGTGGGTCTCATCTATATTGAAGGGACGGGTCAATTTTTAAGCAGTACCGGCACCACGGCGACCGACAATACTCTGATGAACATCAACACCAATGCAAACATCACCGCTACAGGTGAAGGACAACAGGTTCTTGCTGGTTGGGTGGCAGATTGTGCAATGTAAAAAAGCTATGAGCGAAGACCTACCAGAAAACGGAGACGAGTTTGAGCATGTCGGGACAGCTAAGCGCATTGTGTTACCCGAGAGCCATAAGATCGAGCTGGATAGCGGGAACTACGCGGTGCAGAGCGGAGGGATCATCCGCTGCTACCTCAAAGACGATCGCGAGCTTTTCAGCGTTGACTCCAACAGCTTCCCTTTCGAGCGCAAAATCTTAGGAGTGGTCATGCAGATCTATTTGCTGGGATATCAAAGCGCCAGGGCCAACGAGAGACAGACTTGTAAACAACGAGTTCTTGCAGCCATCAACTTACTCTTTGAATAACTATGCCAGGAAAAAAGGTAGGAACGATCAGAGGCAAAAAGACGACCCCAGCTCAACAGCGGCTGATGGGAGCGGCTCGCGGAATGCAAGAGGGCACGACCCCAATAAGCTATAGCTCCGCAGCGGCCAAGATCGCGCAGGATATCCCGGCTCGCGACTTGCATCGGATCGCTAAAAAGCCAAAAGGAGGGTTCAGGAAGCGACGTGCCGGATGAAGGGACACCGCCGCCCACCGCTGGGGGAGGGCTCGCAGGTCTCCCGGCGCAAGCCGGGCCCTTAGCGACGATCGCGACCATTGTGGTCGCGGCGGTGATGCAGCAGTACACGGCTAACACCAACCACACGACGACCAATGATGACCTGGACAGTCTTAAAAAGACTCAGACCGAGATCGTCAGCAAGGTTTCGATCCTCAACGATCAGCTGGCGCAAGTCAGCGCGCTGAAAGCCGCTCAAGGCCAACTCGATTCCAGAGTATCGACTGGTGAGCAGGGGCTCGTACAACTCCAGGCTGACCTCAAACGGGACGAGCGCAGGATCGCGAGCTTTGTCAGAGCCCAAACACAAGCAACTCCCTATGTGCCGGTCCAGTCCAGTACGCCGCCAGCCAATTTTGAGCCGCAGCAGCAAAACCAACCGCCTAAGCACCGCTGATGCATCAACCGCTCTACATTTATGCGCTGGCTTTTGTGGTCGTTTTTATGATCGGCAACACCCTCTGGAACGGAGTCAATAATAAGCTCACGACTTACGATACCGAGCTTAAAGATCTCAAACAGCTGATCCAAAACAACGAACAGAACGCGAGCCAGTTCAGGAAAAATCTGCTGAGCATCGACACTGACATTCAGAATAAAGCCATTAGCGCTGGAAACGGAATTACGGGACTTCAAACCTCACTGACGACAGTTCAAGAGGATGTTGAAGCCCTCAACCCTCAACCCCAGGAGAGCCCACTCTCACAGGCTGATACCCAATGAGTAGAAGCGCCGTTCATACCTTTGGAAGCAATTGGATCATGCAGTTGGACAATAAGCCGGGCACCCTGTTCTGGACCTGCAAGCTGGCGGTCGACGGAGACGGTGACCCGCGTTGTTACAATCCCAATGGCCGACCGCCTGGGCTTGATTTTCTAGCGAACGCCGGGCACCCGGGCAACTGGTGGGGCCTTGCCTGCGATGGTGAAGGCATTCCCTTCATTCAGGAGGCGAGCGATCCGGCTCCAGGCTTCTTTGTGAGTACGACCTCACTGGAGGACCATAGCCTCGCGGCCTCCAACCCCAGGCGTTACGTCAATTCCGGCCAGATCCCTTTTGTGGTGCTGCCTTCGAAGCCCAAGTTTAGCCCCGCTCAGATGCTGGGCGATCTCTTCGTGGTCTTTAACGAGAAGAGCTCAAAAATGACCTGGGCGCTCTATGCCGACGTCGGCCCGGCCAATCAGATCGGAGAAGGCTCGATCGCGCTCAACACGGCCCTGGGCTTGAGCGGCGACTGCCAGCGCGGTGGCACCGAGGAAGAGATTATCGCCATGATCTATTTCCCAGGCTCAGCGATCGGTTGGCCCCGGCCTACTGACGAATTAGCAAAAGCCGCGTATGATCATTTCATCGCCTGGGGTGGGTATGAAAGCGCTCGAGCCGCGCTGCCCCAGATTAACTGGGATCAGTTCCCTCCCCTTTTATGAAAGTCACTAGAAAAATGAAGGACGAGTTCAGGGTGCTGAAGCCGTCCGAGAATGAGGAGATTGCTCCTGGGCTCTCCTTGCGAGAATTGCCCAAGGCGATCGAAGGCCTTGAGGCTGGCCACGAGTTCGAGGCCACGTGTAAAGGCAAGTGTAAAGGCCACGAGGTCCGCAGCGACCGCGACGGGAAAGAGACTCACCACTACGACCTCGACATCCACGAGTTCCAACACAAAGGCGGAGGCGGAAGCTCGAAGAATTCTCACCCGCGCAAGACGAGTCGGGAACAGGTCGAGGACGCAATGGACAAGCACGACCGGGACAGGGAACGCGACCGGGCCCGGGTTAAAGAAGCAGAGAAAGTTACCTCAACAAAATAGCTATGGCCGAAGACAGCCTCTCTGGATGGTTGCAGCGCATCGAGGAGAAGATCGATGAACTGCATGTAACCCTTGGCCGCATGGAAGAGCGCCAGATAAAGACTACCAATATGGTGGGCCAAATCGACAAAGAGGAGCAAAAGCTAGTCCAGGGGAGTTTCGGAAGTACTGAGCCGCCAAAATGATCGTAGTCCAAGATATCATCCAAGAGGTGGCCCAGGTGACCGGGCGCTGCGAGCAGAGCTATCTTTTTAGCGTCTTAACCAGGGCGGTCGAAACCCTGGCGCGCAAGGCTAGCCAGAGCAGCCTCACCTTTGACCCTCTGATGGTGTACGTGGACCTGCCGGTTCAGCAGGACTACTACGTGTGGTTGCCATATCAAGTTGAGAAGCCGCTAAAAATCAACATCAACGGCCAGCCAGCCTTCAGCCACTCGAGCCTGTACGAGTTCACCCAGAACGGCCCGGGCTCGAGCGACATGGAAGCCGGATGGCAATGGCAAGACCGGCTCACCAGCCCCATTCAGAGAAAGTTTCCACGCGGGGGACTGACGCTCACGGCCATGAGCGATAACGCATCGGACACCAATGTGATCATGCGGCTCAAGGTCAGATTCCGCGACCGGAGCGACCACTACATTGACCTCGCAGTGGCCCTGCCGGGCGGTACGCCGACGCCATCGGCTCAGTCCTGCTATGATATCCTCGAGGTCGTCAAACCCGTTACAGTGGGCACGGTGACGCTCTGGGCAGGCAACTACGTGCTCGCCCACTACTACCCTGGGATCACGCTGCCGGAGTTCAGCGCCATCAAGCTTTCCCAAAAAGCCACGACCGTGCGGATGCTCGCACGGCGTAAAACCATGCGGATCGCATCGCTCTTAGACGTGATCCCGCTCAACTCGGCCCAGGCTATAATCTGCCAGTGCCAAGCGATCAAGTATCAGGACGAGGTGCATCTGGATCTGGCGGCACCCTACGAAGCCCAGGCCATCACCTACCTCAATGAAGAACAAGCCGCTCGCAATCAGTACAGCGCTGCTAGCGCAGCCGCTGAAGTCACAACCGCACTTAACCTCACGATCGGTCAGAGGGACGAGATCATTGTCGCTGACATTTACGACGAAGCCTGCCGCGTCTTCGGCTTCGTTGGCCGGGCTAAAGTGTTTGATCGAATCACTTCGACCTTAGAGCTCCTCTACAACAAGTGTCAGTACTGGGATGGCCTGATGGGGTTAGTGGACCTGCGCGCTGATGAGGATAGCTATGTCGCGTTGCCGCGCTACGTAGACACGATCCTCGCGATGAACGTCAACCGCACGATCGGCGCTTATCATAGCCCCTGGTTCGAGTTCTCTTACGCTGGCAGCGGAGAGTTCCGCGACATGAAGCAGGACCCAGAGCACTGGATGCCCTGGTGGGAGCTCTCGCAGACCGAGGCTCCGATTCAGCGCTATCAGCCTTACGGAATCGGCTTTTGCGCGCCCTCCTACATCAACCGCTTTAACCGTGCGGCCAAAGGCTGGGAAGAAGTCGGCTCGAGTCCCATCGCTTACCGGCTCAAAGGGCCCTCCTGGCTTGTGGCCGTGCCGGAGCTCGCCCAGGACAACGGCGCTCGCATCACGGTCTACGGCTACAACGAAGACAGGCCGGTCCTCAATTCGCAAGGCCAGTGGGGCGTCGAGATTCCTTGCCTCAAGCACCGGCTCAAGCCCTCGCCGCACGTCTTCACGCGCATCGAGCGGGTCAGCAAAGACCCTACCTACAGCTTCATCCATCTCTTTGCCCAGAACCCGTTCCAGCCAGCTCTGAACCCTCTGATCTATCCGCAGCAGGACACAACCGGACGCGCCAGCCGCCAGATGGAATATCTCTCGATGTACTGGCCCCAGGACACTGAGCCGATGTACCGGCTGATCAGGATTGGCACGTTCTGCAAACGGATCCGGCTGCGCTACAAAAAGAACTGGTCAAAGATCGAGAACCTGACTGACCCGCTGCACGTCCGCTCGAGGGAAGCGATCATCCTGGCCATGACCGCAGCGGCCACGATGCGTACCGGCGGCTCCGGCACAACGGGGAGTCCCTTCATGCCGACTGCGCCGGTCCAGATCGCCCAGGACCAATTGCAGATGGCGGTCCAGCTTTTGGACGACGAATGGAGCGCTCGCAACCCGCACGCGACAATCACGCTGCAGTGGCCGCAATCGACCTACGGGAACGCCTTCGCCCAAATTCTCTAAAAGCCTGTCAAGCGATTATTTCCTTGAATATTTCACTGGGGAGTCTTCGCGGATTGGCTCTGGAAGCGGCATGGCGAGCGATTCGGTAAAATCCCATATGGTATATTATGGGATGAAAACGAACAATCGTCCCGAACCACCAAGCCACGACTCGATCCGCAAGTTCCTTGAGGATTGGGGCGGCGATGGGTGGAGCATCCTTGACTCGAAGAGCCTCGTCGAAGGCTACGGGTTTCCCCTCGAATGGTCCAAGAGTCTGGAGCGCACTTTTAAGAGCGACTTCAGCGACCACAAGTCAACCATCTACAGTGACGACGGCCAGCCGCTCAAGTCACTAAAGGGTGTCTCTACTCTCTCGGTGATCCGAAGGCTCGGAGCCCTCTTCGACGTTCCTATGCCGCACTACAATGGCCGTGGCCGCGAAGCGCGAGCTTACACTGAGGGGATCCTGGCGCAGCTCGATCAGGTTTCCTGATCCGACTCCCGTGATGGCCGTCCCCGCATTGGTACTGCGGGGCGGCTATCCTCCGGCATAAAGACTGACAGTCCAATGTGCCCGGCGCGCACCTCGGTGTCCAGAAAAGGATGGATCCCGGCGCGCTTGGCACGCTCGCAAAAGGCGACGTCTTCTCCCAGAGCGCCGAACTGGGTGAAGAAGGGATAGAAGGCACCCGGGAAGGGAGGCTCGATCGGCTGGGTCTCCATGATGCGTTCAAAGACGTAGCGGTGGACGAGCATGAGCCCAGCGGCGATCCATTCAACGGCCTGGAGCCCTCCGGCGGCGTTGCCGTTACGCAGCGCTTGGCTCATCTGCTGGTCGTTACGGTTCCTGGGGTAAAGATCCGGCTGGATCGTCAGCGGTGCGCCTTTAAAGCGGCCTGCGTAGACGCCCCCCACCAGCGGCTGATCGTGTTTGATCATCCGCACTAACGCGTTGTGGCGCACGAAGTCGTGGCCTTTGGTCGCCTGGGTGTAGTTGAGAAAAGCTCCGGCGTTTCCAAACGGGATGAAAACGTCGGAGTCCAGCCAGAAGCTCCACAAGGCTTTGCTCTTGAGGAAGCGATCGGCCAGCTCATTGCGCGCGGTCGAAAGCAGGGTGTTACCGACCAGCTCGAAACCGACATCCAGATGCTTCGCGTAGTAGAGCATCGAAGCCACGACCGGGCCCCGTATGCCGTCCACGTAAGGCATCATGATCGTCACCGGGTAAGCGGGTTTTCGGTACTCCATCGAGAAGAGAGAATTCTCGACGTCGGCCTCGACGGCGGCAGCGGGACTGTACTCGGTTGGAGCGGTCATCGGATACCTCGATCAAAGTAGTCACTGAAAGCGTCATCGGCGGATTGGCCGATCTTTCTCTTTGGAGCCGGAGCGTTACTGGCCGTGCTGGTAGAGGAAGGCGTGCCGTGGTTCACCCTGCTCCTGGCGCTTGAGATCTTGGTGAGCTCGTCCTGGGCGCTGCGCAGCTCGGCCTCAAGTTTCTTAACCCGGGCCGAGAGGCCCTCGTTGTCGCGCCGGTATTTTTCGGCCAGGACCGCTTGCACGGCAACCCGAGTCATGCCGCGTGGCCCTTGGGTAGCCGCGTCGGTCAGATATTCCTTAAACTTATCTTCGTACTCTTTTTGAGTCTTGTTGTGAGTTTCCCAGGCGGTGCGCTCGGTCGTACTCTTTGCGAGCGCTAGGTCTTTGGGCGAGGCCCACTCACCAAGGTTGGGGATGATCTTAGTGGCTTCGTCCTCGGCTTCTTTCCCGAAGAGCGCCCAGTAATCAACGGCCTGCTGCTGCCGGAATTTCTCGTACGCATCCGGCTCCGCTTGCATCGTGGTGCGGAACTCGTCCCGCTTCTCTTTAGCCTCCAAAAGCAGATTGACCTTACGCACCAAGCGCTCTTTGTGCAGCGGGTCCTGGCAAAGGCTGATGACGCCTTCGTTCCAGTAATTGCGATCGACCCGGTCAGGCCCGGCAGCTCGCATCTCTTTCTCCCAGGTCTCCGCCGCCTCTTTATCCGGCGACATGGATTTGACGTCTTTGAGAACGTCATCAAAGAGGACGCGGATTGGCTGCTCGTAGTTAGCTTGATAACCGGAATCGTCAAAGATCTGATGCTTGGTTTTAAAGTCGCGCAGACTCTCGAGCTCGGTCTGAACGGTGGGGTCGCTGACCGGACGTGAGACCCGCAGGCTGACTAACTCCTGGTCGTTTTTCTGGACGCGATCCCGTAACTCTTTTGTGACTTTGCGCTCGGCTTTAAGCATCCCGCGCAGTTTTCGGAAGTCCGCGACAGTCTCCGGCCTCGAATCAGGATGGAGCCGCATCTGGTCGAGCTCCTCATCCACCTCGTCATCAGGGTGCGCAGTGGGAGCCGCCTCTTTAATCGGGGGCGGCTCCGCAGAAGTACCCAACGATTTTTGGTCTGGTGGTGTTGTCTGAGGGACCTCCTTTCCCGTTGCAGTTTCTGTCGAAGGCTCTTCTGGTTCTGGGGGAGGCGTCTCGGCGGGAGGCGGTTCAGTCTCAGCAGGTTTTGGCTCAGGTTCAGTAACGACCGGCCCGTCCAAAGGGCCCCAGGCTTTATCGAAGGCCTTCTCAAGGTCCAGCGCCTGTTCTTTGGTCGTGATGGACATGTTCGGGTCGACCGTCCTGGGAATCTGTCCTGTAAACGCAGAGCTCATCTAGTCTTGTTCAACCTCCACACGTTTGAGTGGCGCTAATGGGCCGACGTTGACCCGGGCCATCTGCTCGATCTCGGTAAGGGCTAAGTCGAAGCCCCGGCTGGTTGCACCGGCCATCGCCATCTGGGTGATGTCGCCGGTATCGGGAAGCTTTGGTCTTTGCTCCTGCAGGTAGCGAATGAATTTCTGACCTAGGCTCGAGCTAACCCATTTGAAAAACGCTCCCCGATCTTCTTCGGTCCAGCTGGTCATGCTCCTACTCCAGTCACGGCGGCGGGGTTCGGCATCGGCGGCGGTTGAGCCATGGGCGCACCGGCTAGTCCCAGCTGGCTATGCGCTGGGATCGGAGCGCGGCCCATTTGATCAGGGTTGGTGTAGCCTGGGGGCATCGGCCCCTGGCCGCTGGCCGCAGCCATCGCCTGGGCCTTAGAACGGTTCTCGATGATCTGCTGGAAGCCTTTGCCGACTTCAGAGAGCGCCTGGGCCAGTGGCTGCAGCTGCTTGGTCCGCTTGGTCTTTCCGCCAGAGGGCGTCGAAGACTTCTTGTTCTCTCCCTGGACGTGAGCCTCGCCGTGCATGAGGCCGAGCTTCATCGTATTAAGCATCTCCTCTGGGATCACTTCCGGCGGGATCGAGCGCATGGTGTTGAGCGATCCCATCAGTTTCTGGTTTAACGCCGTCAGATGCTGAATGTGATCGTCGCGGTCGCTGACCGGCATCGCTTGGCCTTGCGTCATGTCGGTGTACTCGCTGTACTGCTCGCGCTGCTGCTCAAGATTCGTCGAGAGCGACGGGTCACCGGCAAACAAATCCTTTGCTCGCCGGTAACCGATCATCGCAGCTCCGCTTTCAAAATTGAGTTTGGCTTGGTCCCAATAAGGATTGCCCTGCGCAACAAGCGCAAATTGCAGGAGTTTGTTATCCTCAATGCTGCCGACATTGTAGTTGTACTCGGTCGCCGGAGTGTGGGCTAAGACCAGGATCTCTTCGGCTGCGAGACCGGCGTCCAAAAGCTCCATGATGATCGCGACCGCCTCGCCGTCTGCCCGGCCAAGCTCCGGCGCTGTCGCGTAGGTTTCCTCCGCTGCTGCGTCGATCTCTAAGAGCAGCTTCATCATGTCGGCGTCGACAACTTTCAAACCCGCGTTCGCGGCCTCGTCCCGGGCTTCCAATTGGGCGAGCGCGGCCTTGATGTTGAGCGGTGAATAAATGCGGCGTTGGATCTGAGAAATGAGGTGGGTGAACTGGTTCCACCAACGATTCAAAATCCCCTGGCGGATCTCTTCTTCGCGAGTCGCGTCGATGGTTGCCTCGGTTGCCGTCTGGCTCGATTGGCCGTTGGCCTGGATCTGCTCCGGCATGTAGGTCCCGGCGATGATCTCAGTGATGGAAACGAGCTTGTTGTCCAGGCCTGTATAGATCTCAGGATTGAACTGCATTTGCTGGGCGAAAAGCTCGAAACCCTTGGGCAGCACAAGGAAAGGAGCCATCACCTTTGGCTGCAAAAACGGAATGTCTTTTTCCTCAGCCGTGCCGATTAATAATCCGGCAATGTATTGTTGATCAAAATACAGATTTCTTTCGCGTTCTATACTGATCGAAAGGTTCACGAGTAACCGGCCCAGACCTTTGGATCCGAAGAGCCGGTCGTTGCCGCTTTGGAATGTGAACAGGCTGATAATATCTTCCATGCGAGGAGCGACGTCCTCACCGTAGAAAAGCTCTTCGCCGCCGCCGCGTGAATCTTCGCTGATCCCTTGCGGGTTAGTCTCCCGGCCAATGATCGAGCTGTTACGATTTACCCACCAGTGATCAATTCCCCCGGTGTACGTCCTAACAAAAACGTGGATGGTTTGCACCATCTTGCTGGCACGGTGCCAGGAGAAGTAAAGGCTGGCCTCCCGCGCCATGTCCGAGAGCTGGCGCGGATCGCTTGGCAAATCTTCTTTGGGCGGCATCGCGTGCTCGATCGCGTTGCGCAGGTTGGGGACATTGAATCCGGCTTTTTCGCTGGTCTCGGGCTCCTCAAGCAAGCTGATCAGCTCGTGGACGTAGAAGTCTTGCTCGACGCAAAAGCAGTCAAGCCGGTGGACGTCCTGGGACGTCTGCTCGTCGAAGTACACGTCTTCCTGGCGGTAGGTCCGAGGTCGCCAATTATGCTCATCGATATTGAACGCGGCGGTGTAGCCCATGAGCACATCTTCGGTCGAGACGCGCTGCACAAAGTCAGTCCAGCCCGGCCACTTCCTGATCACCTCGGTCGTCTTCCACTGGAACATCTCCGACTTGTTGACGTAGTCGTCATAGCTGTCTGGCAGCTCAGCGGCGGTGAGGTATTTGATATCGTGGACCGCTTGGGTAAAGCGCGGAGTTACCCGGTCGACGATCGAGCTCAAGAACTGAGTCGACATGTTGGACCGCCAACCCTGGTTCTGGTCCTCGAGCTCCTTCTGATCGTAAGGGCTCATCCCGTTATAAACATCCGCAATAATTTTGTTGCGGTTAGCGCGTGCGCGGTTCTGCTTTTTGAACCGTAGATACAGCTGATAAGCCTGCATCGCGCTCTCAATGGGCTTGTTCTTAGGGTGCCCTTGCGCGTTAAGTTCTGGGGTATTGAACTGCCCTTGGCCGGTCGAGAAAATGGTCGGCTTAGGGCTATAGGTATCTAAGGCCATCGCTCATTCCAACTCCAGAGCGATGTTAGGACAGAATTATTGAGCTGTCACTGACAGTTTCCAGCAGGCCTGGGGGATGTTGACTCGTGGCCGGGGCTTGGCGTAGTCGTTTACGAGCCAGACGCTGAGCTCGTTAAGGGTGCCGAAGGCCATGCAGGCTTTGAGCTTGGGATCCAGAGCCGTCTGATGGGAGCCGCGTACAAGGAGCTCCCGGCGCAGGGCGTTTTCATTGCAGGGGCCGCAGCCGGTACGCCAGTTTTGGTTCATCGAGCAGTTTACGCAGATCTCTGCGCGTGCCTGGGCGGTAGCCTGATCGACCCAGACCAAGTTGTGTTCCTGTAAGCCGGTCAGCCAGTCCTCGATCCGAGTCAGCGGTCGGCGGTAGTTGACCCGCGAGTTTGAGCTGGCTGGGCCGAAGTTGCCCTGGGCCGCAGCGCTGAGCTGAGCCTTGGAGCCGGTGCAGTTGCCGGGGAAGGTCCCGCAGATGTAACGCATTACATCGCCACTGACGATATCAGGAGTGGCAGTGCCGGTTTCAACGAGCTCGAGATTGTTGAGCCGGAACTTCAACACTGCCTCGAGCAAAAGCTCGTAGGTCATGGCCCCGATCATTTGGGACCGGGGCCGCTGCGGACTCTGGGAGCGGAGCTTCTGTTTGAAGGCCCAGCCTCCAGGCGGGACCACTCCGCTAATTACTCTCATTGGCCGTGAGTTACGCGGTCGTCGCCCCGGGCATCGAGCCGGGCAAACTCTGGATCAAACGGAGGCCGGTTGTACTGGGACTGCGAATAGAATTTGAGTTTGGGAGCCGGGCCCTGGACCTCGGCCACTTCGGGCTCGGTCACGGTACTGAGGGTGACGTGTGGGCTCCGGTTAACGCTGCGCGCCAAAAATTGCCGCCCTCCTCCACCCCAATCGCCTTGCTTAGCCATTTGCTTACTCCTTAAAGGCTCGGTAGCCGTTCGGGTTCAAGATTCCGCCGCTCTGCCGCTCGTGGAAGGGAGGCGTCATCGGGTTATGAGTGTCGCCGGAATTTACTCCTGGGCCCGGTGGCCCCATCTTGAAGGGAGTGAGTTCGGTCACGTTCTTAGAGGCTTTTCCGATCTGCACATTGTCGTAAAAACCTTCGCGGACGTGTTCTTTGTTTGTCGAGCCGCCAATCGAGGTAGACCCGGTAGGGCCCTTGCGATGTGGGCGCAGCTCACCAGTGCCAACTTTAGCCTTGCTCATGGCCCAGGAGCTTACACGGCTGGCGGTGGGGCGTCTAGGATCTTGTGAATGTAGTCGGCCAGCTTGCGCGCCTCCTCCCTGGATAGGGCCATCGAGAGTGCAAGCGGCCCATTGAGGATTCCTATCGGGACGCGGCCTTCGTCTGCAGGGCCCTGGTAGACCATGAAGAAGTCGCCGCTGGCCACCCCGGGGAACACTTCGGCGTGTTTCATCAGTTCCCCGCGCCGAAAAGCCGCAGTTTGAGAGTGTGCAGAGTTGCCTCGAGTTTAACGAAGCGGGTGTCGATGACGCTGTGGATATCGCGAAAGATTTTTAGCCCCTTGGCGATCAATTCAATTTGCGCCTCGACCTTGTCCAGGCGTCTCACTATTTGCTTCAAGTCTGGATCGCTGTCCATATACTCTAGTCGAACTGCTCAAGGCGAAGGCTCTTGCTGCCGGGTGTCCAGGTCATGGACGTTTGGAGTTTGAGCAATGGCCGGGCAAGAGCCCCGCCTTGAACAGTTTACACAAGATTCATTTGTTTTGGTCGCCGGTTTCCGAAGATCCCATCTAAAAATTCACCTGCTTCTTCAAAGGTTGCTGTCCCAGGGTTCGGATGACCGTACCTGATCAGCTGGCGCATTTGGCGAAACGTCGCTAGGTTTCGCCGCGTGCGTCCAATCAGTTCGCTTAAGATCGCATGGGCGTGCCCTTTATTCTGCACCCCATCAGGATTTACACCAAACTTTTTCAATGCTTCGCACTGCTTGGTCGAGACGTCTTCAATGTGCCAGCCGACAACGGGGATAAAGTCCGCAAGCTTCGGGTTCTCGAGGACGCTGGCAACTTCCAAAGGATCGTAGACCTGCCGCTCGCGTTTGGAGGTCGCGTCCAAGATCTTCGCTAACGCAGCGGCCCTCTCTTGGACCAAGCGCAGGTTGATCTCCTTGGCCTCATCCATGGCCTTCAAGAGATCGGGCTCGCCGGTTAGCAGCGCCGTGATCTGCATCGCCTCGGCCTCAGACTGAGCGACGAGGTTAGCCGGTCGGACCAGACTGTGCTCAGTCGAGAGCCAGAGCGGGTCCAACAAGAGAAGGTCTTTCTTGCCAGGGTGAATGCGGAAGCCACGGCCTACGCACTGGCAATAGAGGGTGTTAGACTGGGTGGGCCGCATCATGCAGATGCAGTCAACGCTGGGCTCGTCGTAGCCCTCGGTTAAGAGCATGGCGCAGGAGAGGATCCGCGTCTCGCCCTGCTTAAAACGTTCTAGGATCTCTTTTCGATCAGTGCTCTGGCCGTCGATATGCTCCGCAGCTAATCCGAGCCCCTGGGCCGTTTCCGCGAATTGCTGGGAGAGCTTAACCAGAGGCAAAAAGACCAGAATCTTTCGATCCTGGCGAGTCAGCATCTCCCGGGCTAAAGAGTCTAGGAAAGGCTCTAAGCGGTGAGCGGTCTCGACCGCATCCAGGTCTCCCTTTTCAGTTTTGACGCCGTCTAAGTCGATCTTGAGCGGCAAGAGCTCAGTGCGAATCGGAACCAACCAGCCATCGCGGATCAGCTTAATCAGCTCAATCTCAAAACAGATGTGCTCGAAGACCTCGCCCAGGCTCCGCTGATCGGTCCTGCTGGGAGTGGCCGTGATGCCCAAGGTCTTCGCCCACTGAAAGTGCGACAGGACCCGGGCATACATCTTGGTGACCGAGCGGTGGCATTCATCAATAATGATGGTCGCAAAATGTGAATGCCCCCATTTCGTCAGTCGCTGCTCGTGCAAGCTTTGGATGCTTGCCACCACAATTTTTTGATCAAGGCGGGAGCGGTTCTGGGCTTGCTCGAGGCCGATGGAAACGCCGATGATCCGGTAGAGTTTATCGATCGCCTGGGTCAAGAGCTCGTCCCGATGAGCGATAAATAATGCGGGACCCTGAGACAATCGTTGGAGCAAAATGTGGGAAGCGATGACGGTCTTCCCCGCCCCCGTGGCCGCTGCGCCCATGCAACGGTTATAGGTGCCCCAGGCGTTGATCGTCGATTTGACGGCCTTTTCTTGGTATGGCCTTAGCTCCACGGAATGCAAGGTAATGCAAGCCGACCTAAAGGCAAGCCTAGAAAGGGCTTGCTATTTCAAGTCCCGAAGAAAGCTGAATTGCTAAAACTGCTACGCTTTTTCGTAGTCTCAGGATGGTGGATCTTGCCGCCTTCCTGGTTCTCGCGCCAAGGTGGATTGTCTTTCCATGCGCTCTCCGCCACATAGTCTGGGTTATTGAAAACCTCGAAACCTGCGACAATTCCCTTCACCCATTTCACCCACTGATGGACGGCAGCGCGCTCGTTACGCAAGGACAGAATAATCTCCTCGAGCTTGTGAATCTTTTTCTGCTGTTTGAGGACGGTGTCAGTCAGCTGCTGGATCATGTCAACCAACTGGTCTCGCTCGCTGGGTTCAACCTCTTTGGGCAGGCGGATGATTTCCTTGGATGGTTCGCTCATGGTGCTTCGTAGTCGACGATCGCTTTACAGTTCCAGCAAATTAAACAGCAGTAATCCTGGCGTTGTCCGAAGCCCCACCACTTGCGCATGGGCCTTTGGATGAGTCCGCGCAGGAAAGGCCGGAAAGGCCTGTCGCCGCAGTTTGGACAGTGGGTCAACGGAACCGGCTTATCCTTAAGCTGAGAGAATTCAATCGGCATGACCCAGGTGTTCCTTTAGCCACGCCACGCCTTTTTTATGCTGCTCGAGAGCCTCAGCTTTAGTGGTGGCTTTTGCCCTCCAAGGCGAGTTGTGAACGACGATTTTACGCTCGTTCAACTCGATCACATGCGGATCGGTAAAAACCATGGTCTCAAACCAAAGGGGAGGGCCACCCGGCATGTACTGATCGTTCAGGCCTAAGAAAACGGTACTGACGAAGCAGTCTCCGAAGTCGTCACGAGCGATGTAGCGTTGCTTGGCTCGTTCCATCCACATCGCCCACTCAAGGAGCTTGGCCGGGACCACGTTGCCGTCCTCGTCCATTACCGCATGGCGAGGCTGGCGCTCGAGTTGTTCGACGAGCTCCTTTAACCTTTTGTGCAGCTTCTCTTCTTTAACGAGAAGAGAACCCTCTGGATCGAAGCGCTCGCTCATGGCTGGGCCTTGATGACCGTGTTGGGAAAATCGGGAAGGTGAGCGGTGTTGAAGTCAGGGTGCTGGAGCACCTGCATTAACTCTGGGTAGTAGGAGCGCGAGATCGGTGCGCCATCGCACCAAAGCCACCCATCAGGGAGTTTCTCTCCGTAGTACTGTGAGACAGCGCCGACCGGAATGGCTCCAGGTCGCTCAAGGGTCGCGACCGGCAATGGCTCGCAGGTATGCTTTGGACACTCGGCCAAAGACAGGACATGAGTCTCTTGTTTTGCCTTGGCGACAAGCGGTAGCCCGGCCAGGGCCAGGAGAAGCTGAACAAAGGTGCGGCGTTTCATGTGACCTTGTGGTGCTGGAATTTACCTTTGATGTGCTCGTGAAAAAAGGAGCCTTTGGAGTCGCTCTTGAGAAAGAGATGGTAGGTTGCCCGGGGCACTCCGGCATAGCTGTAGTGGGCACCGTCCTTAAACTTGACGTGCAGGACGTTGGCCTCGGGGTGATAGGCAATCGCCTCGATATTGGTGCTCTTGACCGGGAGCCACGGTGGGTGAGAGCTATGAAGTGCCATTGCCGTTTCCGTTACCGTCTCCGTTGGGGTGGATAAAGCCGTTGTCAATCTCGATCTCGCGGGTGATGCGCTCGATGGACGGCATTACCTCTTTTAGCCAGACGACGATGTTGCGCTCAGAATAGGTCGTCCGCGTCCCAGGAGCCCCTTCGTCGGCCTCGAGGATCTTGGTGGCTCCAAGTACCTTCAGGCGCTTATCGATCGCCTGCATGACCGTCTGGGCCGCACGCATGGGGGCCAGGACATCGATCTCGTTGACCGGCTCGCCGTCTCGGATCTTTCGGAAGACGATCGGCTCGCCGACCGCGACCGGCATCCACCGTGCGATGATCGCTTCCAGGCGCTCGTTATCCAGTAGCCGGTAGTGGTCGACGCTCGCCCCCAGGCGGATCCGGTAGACGGCCAGCGCCGAGTCGAGCTCCGCCGTCGAAAGTTTTAGCTTTTGGCCGATCTCATCCTTATTCTTGCCTTCGAGCGCCAGCTTCCAGATCCGTCTGCCGATCTTGGCGGTCTCTTCCGAATTATCGAGCTCGGCCTGGGCGTACTGGCGCTGGAGCTGGGAGGCTTCTTGCGTGCTAATAACTTCGATAGGCTCGTCCGCTTCCATGACAGAGAAAAGTTAGGGCTAAATATTGCGTTACGTGGCGATCTATGCAAGACTTTCGTGTGACCGGAGTCAATTATCAAAGTGGTATCGACTACGCGATCGGTAAGCGCAGTGGCCGTATCACAGATGCCCAGGTCTTAAAGACCTTCTACACACGAATAGTATATGCCCATAGTAATCGATCACGATGTCCCTCTCAACGAAACCAGGGGCCGACCGCCCTCGGAGGAGCACATGGCGCTTCTCACGATGCCGGTGGGCTCTTCTTTCGTCTCTACCAAAAGGCGCGAGACGCTCTATCAGCTGGCGCGAAGCGTAGCCGTTAAGGTGCGGATCCTCAGGGATCCCAAAGGCTGGAGAGTGTGGAAACGCTCACGTCCTGGTGAACGAGCCCCGCGTGCCAATAGGAAACGCGTTAAACAAGACTCGTAATCTTGGCCATGCTCGAGCAAGATCCCTCCAAGAAAGGAGCCACTTCGAGCAATGGCCAAGAACTGGATCAGCGGTGCCATTAAACACCCGGGGTCTTTGAGACGCGCCCTGGGCGTAAGTAAGAAGGCACGTACGATTCCTAAGGCAAAGATCGCAAAGGCTGCTAAGAAAGGTGGAAAGCTCGGGCAAAAAGCCCGGCTGGCAAAGACCTTAGCGACCCTACGCAAGCGCAAATGATTCTGGAGTTACTGAGCTTACTGAACCGGCGAAGGCGCTATGAGCGCATCAGTGAGCTGATTACTCCGATCATCACGGCCCAAAGCCAGCAGCGTGTAGACCGCACGCTCAGCGAGGCTTACGTGAAAGCTACCGCCCAGGGAGCCGACCCTGAGGAGATCAAAAAGTTCGATCAGCATCTGATCGATAAGATCAACGAAAAGCTCTCGATTGAAAACGCCAAGCGGATCCGCGAGTGGGCCGAGACGATCATTGATCAGGAAGAGCGCTTCCAATCCGGTAAAGCCCCATGATGCGCCGAACTCCGCTTAAGCCGATATCCGACAAACGGCGCAAGATGCTCAAGGACTACTCGAGGCTCCGGCGCGAGTTCTTAGATCAGAACCCGATCTGCCAGGACTGCGGCAAGCGCCGGAGCTCCGAAATCCATCACAAGGCCGGTCGCCACGGTCGGATGCTACTGGATGTTGAACACTGGGGGGCTATTTGCCGGAAGTGTCATGACCGGATTCACTCGGCTCCGGCTCAGGCTCGTTCACGGCGATGGCTATACGATAAGAGCTCAAGGTAGAGTTGAGCGTGTTAAAAAGCCGCGCTTCGGGCGACTCAGGGTGCTCCCTGGCGATGGGCCCCAAGACTCTGACTAGCTCCTCGCAGCACGCGACAAATTCGCGTTGCCGCCGGTTGTAGCCCAGCTCGTTTTCAAAGAGCTGCAAACGGCGTTTGACCTCTTGCCATCCGATGAGAACGGCATTCTCGAAAGGTGGGTAGGGCTGGCCGACTTTGACCAGATACTCCGCGAATTCACATGCGAACTTTTTTGCCTCGGCATAACTGACCTTGCTCGTGTCCATGGCGCAAATAATTAGCTTAAATAATTGCGGTTACAATTAGGGTGACTTATACTCCGAACCAATGGACAATCTTATCGTCGCACTCGTAAAAGGGGAACCACTACTTACCGAGGACATTTCGGTAGTTAAACCTGAAGAAGCATCCCTGGAGGCGATGAATGCCGTCGTTGCCAGGGCTAAAGCGCTCAAAGTCATTGTGGACGAGAGCTCTTTGCGTAAAGCCTCGCTAGCCGCCCAGGAGCTCCAAGGACTCCGACTCGGCCTCAAAGCTAACTACGATCGGGCCAAAGCGCCGATCAATTCGACTGGCCGCGCCATCGATCAGATCTTCCACGATCTGGATGGGCCGCTCGAGGCTGAGTACAAGCGCCTGGACGTTCTGGTCTCGACCTATCATGCAGCCAAGAAACGTGAAATTGAACTCGCCGAGCGCCGGAAAGAAGCGGAACGCCGGGCAGCGGAAGAGAGAGCCAAGGCAAAGATCCGCGAGCTCGAGCAGGAAAAAGAACGGCTCGCTTTGCGACTGCGGATGGCTGAAGAAGCTGCTGAAAAACGCAAAGCCGATCGAGAGCTTAAGCGAGCCGAGATCGACATCGAAGCCGCCAAGATCGCAGCGCAAGTAGAGCAAGAGACGATCATGCCGGATGAACCGGCTCCGACTCCTCGGGTCCCAGGCGGTCGGCCCTGGGTGCAGTACATCTGCGAGATCACCGATGTGGCGCTGCTTTTCAAAGACCATCCAGAGCTCGTAAAATGGGCCCTGAGACAAGCCGCAGCTCAGGCCCTGGCCAAGAGCCTAGACGAGAGCGGAAAGCCGCTGGTAGTGCCCGGCCTCTCCATCAGGAAGCTCGATAGAACCAGCTTCCCTGGTGCCACCGCGATTCGCGTTCATGGAGAGCAAGAATGACACGTGAAGAACGCCTGCAGTGGTGCAAGGACGCAGCGATGCACTACCTCAATACTGGCGATCTGCCTAGCGCCGTCGCCAGCATGGGTAACGACATGGTGGAATATGAACTGCGCTCCAAGGAACAGATGCAATCGCTGCTTATCTTGGGCATTAGTTTGATACAGTTTGGACCCGAGGAAGTTCGCAAATGGATCAACGGCTTTAAGTGATGAAGATGATGTTACCAAGACCGGGGCCAAGCATTGAGCCCCAGAGAGAGCACGTCGTACTGGCTATGCTGATCTTGATGCACATGGTTAAGAGAGAGGAAGAGGTGGCGATGGCCGAAGGGCTCAAGGCCGCAGCCAATCTGATGTGGGACTGGGACCAAGACGAATTAGCAAACGCGCTAGCCAAGTGCAACGACGTGCTGATATCTAACGGCGGCAGGCTTACCTGCTGGTTCACTGATCGCGGGATGCAGTTTGATTTTAACGTACCGCAATGAGCAAAGGAAAAAATGCCGACCGCCAGCCTAGGCCGCTGCCCAAAATTCCTGGGAACCCGGCTAAGCTTGGCAAGCCTCTCTTGATCAAGGGCTGGTGGATTGATCCCTACTGCCGCCGGGTGGCTCCGGTGCTCATCTCTAAGGAGCTCCACGCTTGGCATCAAGCCCTGGAGTGCGACTGCGTTGGAATGGTGCGCCTGGATGCCTACGACCGAAGCCACAACTACATTGACGTCTGGGTCGATGATAACGGTCGGCTTTATACGCCGCAGCGGCCCCGCTTCAAGCTTCAGGGCCGAGCCCTGTGCGGCTACGGACTAGTCTTTGGCGGGAGCCAATTCGGCGATACGCTTTCGATCGATCTTGATATTGACGGTCTGGCGGACCTTGGCCTAACCTTCGAGAACTGGGAACACTACGTGGAAGCTGAACACTTTTTTGAGCAGCTCAGTTTCATTGTCGAGTACGCGCCCTGGAACCACTTACCGGAAGAGCGGAGGTAGCGGATCCAGTGCTCCAGGCGAACGCGACCAAAGGCCCCAGTAGGATCCACGGTCTTGGTCTCTTCGCTTGCGAGCTCATCCACAAAGGCGACGTTGTCTGGTCAGCCGACCGGCGCTTCGACGTTTTCCTTACCGAAGAGCAAATGATGGATCTCCCGCTGGTGGCGCGGAATTTCTGCGAGACGTACTCCTTCTTTGACCCGGTTCATAAGCTCTACATCATTTCGACCGACGACGATCGCTACACCAACGATAGCGAGGATCCGAACACGCGCTACGATACTGCAAAGTGCAGTACATTTGCACTACGCGACATCGAGCCGGGAGAGGAAATCACGGTCGACTACTACGAGCTTGAGGCGACCTATCCACCGTGGCGTTCACCCGTTTATGTTTGAAATAAAAGGCCTCTTTGTCGCAACCCAGGAGCAGCTCGAATCGCTGGAGGAATTCACTAAAGCGATGAGGGATATCATCGGCCACGACCGCTTTAGCGGGATGGTGGCGCTGATCGAGACCATCAAAACTCAGGAGCTCGTGGTTGAGATACGTGGTAAAGGTTCTTAACCCGCTGGTAGCGCCAGGACACTCCGCTCGCGGTTTCTAGGGCCACGAGCGGGGGGGTGAATTAGGTCGGAATCTCGAGGCCCTCGGCGCTCATGCGGATCCGCGTCTCTTTGATGAGCTCGACCTGCAGGTCCCAGTAACGCCGCAACATCAGCTTGAGCTTGTTGTAGATCAGGTCGTCGGCCACTAAGAGTTTGGCGTTCTGGGGGCCGAACACGTCTTCTTTGCCTAGCATATCGGCCAGCGCCAGGACAAAGGATTCATGTGGGTGACTGACCTGCCTCTCCGGCGTCTTCGGCTTCTTTGGCTGGCGGAACATCGCCTCGGTCAGTGCGCCGTTCTTGAGGCCTTGCGCCAGGATCCGGTCGAAGTCTTCGCGCCGGAGCGCTCCGAAGAGCCGCATCTGATTGAGGTCCCGCTTGCTGAAGGGCTGGACCTGACGCTCGCCATCATTTCTGCGTCGCCCTGCAGGTTGAGGATCGTAGAGCTCAGAGGCCTTGCGGTAGGATTCGAACCGGAGAGCCTTTCCAAGCATCTCAAATTCTTTGCCCAGGCCAGCGGCGTTCGCGAGCGCTTCGAGTATTTCGGCCAAGGTGGCCATCCTCATCGCCTGACCGGGATCGTCAGTCTGGCCCAGGTTTTCGCGAGCTTCCTGCCACCGGCCAATAAACCCAAGAGCCGCTTCCTGCTGTTCTGGATCGAGCACCTCGAGGTTGACGTGCTCCGACAACTCGCTAGGCTCGGGCTGTTCATGTGCAGTAAGCAACGGCGTGGGGGGCGGCTCTGGTAGCCGCTCCTCATCTACGCGCTCAAAGCGCAGCTCGTCGCTGAGTTGCGGCCTGGGTTGTTCCCCGTTTTCCCCATTTTCCTGGGCTAGCTCGAGGCCCTGGTCGCAGCTAATGACCGCCCATTTGACGCACTGAATCTCTTTTTCAAAGGGGACGTTGCCCGGGTTTTGTTCGGCGAAAACGTAGGCCTTTTCTAACCAAGGCCTCAAGATTGTATCGACCTGCGTGGTCGTGAGATCTGCTATTCGTTGGTCTTTAAGCGGCTTGACAAACTTGATCTGATGTTCTTTCCAGAAGGCTATAGGCGCACTGCTCATAACCCTCTGCTTTGGGCCTCTAAAAATCAGCTGTCAAGCCTGCGATCGAAGCGAACCACTTTTGCCCCTGTTTCCATAACGCCCAGGACCATTTTTCTCCTCCTGGGGACCGAACGTTTGGTAGCTCGGGCGCGCTCCGGTCCTAACATTCTGGCGTGATGTAGTCCCATTACGAGAGAATCGCAGCGGTCTGGGCTCCAGCCGTTGTGAGACTTGAACTCTTTCTTGGACTGGATCTTAACCCGCGCGAGGCCGGTTGGGCCTTTACCGACCAGCATGTATTTGCGCAGGCACATCTCCTTAAAAAGCCGCTCGGTCTCCAAGGTCGGCGTCAGCTTGAGATAATCGAACTCGATCCAGCGCCTCAAGGCCATGTACATCTCGGTTGAGATTCCGTCGAACTCTTCGATGGCCAGATGAGTGTCATCCTCAAGGATCGGCTTCTCGGTCGCTTCCTGGCCCCAGTTGATCCCTTCGACCTCGGCGTCCCAGAGACTGATTAACGCATCATGTAAGCCAGTACCGACTCCCGTGCGGTCGCAGATAAACCACTCTGGGCCAATACTAAGCTTGCCACACAGATCCATGACAGCTTCGGCCTGCTCAAGCGTTCTTGCCTTCGGAAGTGCGAAAAACTGATCGACCTGGAACGAGTAGCGCTGCTTATCGAAATAGTGCAAGCGCCCAGTCGGCTCTCGCCAGCCGTTAGCCAATCCGAAACGGGACGCTGTGAAGATGATTTCGTCGTCGCCCTCAAACGCGACGTCCAGACTTCCTATGGGTACGACTTGGCCGATAAAGATCAAATTGCCGACGATCTGGTCAAGGAACGAGAGCGGGATCACCGTCATGGCGGTGCCCTCCAGTGGGTACAATCCCCTGGCCATGGTCCAGTACTCTGGGGTGTTTCCCCCAGCCTTAAGCCGCAGGTTTTCGTACCCGCCGAAGGTCATGAACCCGGGGTAGACGACGCGCCGTTCTCGGACGTTCTCCAAGTCGGCACCGTCGATCCGCACGACCTTCCAGCGCTCTTTACTCACCCACTCCTTGTCGACATCCGGCTCGACCCGGGACCAGCCCTGGACCGGCTGAGCGTAGCTGGCCAAGGGCGAGAGCACGTTACGCGGGTTACAGGCTGCGCAGACTTTGATGAGATCGCTCCCCTCCATCGAAAGGAGCATGTTGTTGACTCCTACCCAAAGACCGCTCGGGACTTCCTCGGCTTCATCAACCAGCGAACGCACACGCCCAACGGATCCAAAGATTGGATCAGGATGGGTGCGCGGGATGGGGTGGAAACCTTGGAGCGCAGCGCGGCCCGATGCCCCCGGCGGAATCGATACCCGGCTAATACCGGCGTGCCGGTTCTGGGAATCCAGACCAATAAATCCCTCAAGTCGAAGCCCTGGTAGCTTGATCCGCGATTCGGAATGCAGCTTATGCAGGGTCGAGAACGCATTGGATTTGGCGTGACCCGCAGTCGAGCTGATAACCTTAGTGTTTGTGAACTGTGGATCACGCAGCCAGTCTAAGAGAAACCACGCGATCGAGGAATAGCTTTTACCGGCGGATCCGCAGCCTAAGAGAATCAGTTTGGGCTCAGTGTGGATCGCTCTCCAGATGCGCCTGACGCTCTCTGGCCGGGCATCAAAGAGCTCGTGCGTCCAGATCAACTCCGCTACGGCGAGGAGCTGGTTAGCGCGCAGGAGCTTCCAGACCAGGGTCCAGAGATAGGCGTCGGCCTGGGCAATGAGCTCGCACGAGGGCTCGAGCTCGCGCACCGCCGCCAAGCGCTCTGGTTCAGAGCCGTCGCCCAGGCTTTCGCGTAAGATATCGATTGATGCCCGGGTCGGTGCGACGGCGCTCACAGAACCGACAATACTTTAGCTCGGCGGATTATTGTCAAAGTCAGTTTGGCAGGCAGCTTCTGCATCCGCCAGGGTATCGAAAGCGCCCACATTCTGGGCTCCAGTATCAATGTTCTTTATCGCTCCGTATTGCGGATTAGTGGAACCGGAGACAAAAAAAGGATAGACGATCTGATAGAGGCAATTCCCAGTTGGCTGGCTCATCTGAATCGTCATTGGTAGCCAAGTAAGCGTAGTGTTTGACGGTGAACTCATAACAGAGCGTTCAAAGGATTCTGCGCATGAATCGGGTTGGGCTTTGTCCAGCTTGCGGCACTGGTTTAAGCCAGATATCCATGCAGTCGGCTATCAGTGAGGAATTAGTTGTGCCGGTGGAGTTGTTTGTAAAAAAACACATATTTAAGATCTGGGTAGCAACCGGGATTGCTCCTGATCCTGAGAGTATCGAGCCAACGAAATTGTCGTTGATATAAAAATCGATCTGAGTGCTTGAAATATCGATTCTAAATTTGAACCATGTTGCCACGCCTCCAGCTATTGCAGGAACTCCGCTGTCAGTAAGAACTGATGTGGCGGCGTTGCGGCAATGATAGAACCAGTTTGCTCCGCTACTGGCTGCGGCAAAAAATCCGACGTAAAAGTTAGTGGCGGCTAACGGAGGTCCGGCACTGTTAGCTAACCCGAAGAAAAATTGGTTAACGCTGGTAAAACTGCCAGGGAGCATCAGGACCACTCCCCCGATGGAAGCGGTCAGATTACCATCAAGAAAGAAATTAAAGAAGTTGACCAGTATCCTTGCCCAGTTGCCAGAGACTGTGCCAGGAGCCAATTGAATCATTCCTATGTGTCCTGGCCAATTTTGCGGCCAAGCCGCAGTAACCGCGCCAGCTCCGCCGCTATTTGAGACCACCGCAAGTTTAGTGTTCCAAACATTAGTGGTGGTTCCGACCATGCTGCCAAAATCATCCTGGTCGTAATACTCAATGGTAGGAGCTAAAAGAGGATGGCACTGATTATCGCCGCCCACATAGTCAGTGGCGTTGCCGGAGAGGATATTTAAGAGGCCAGCTTGAGTCTGATCTGCAATCGGAGCCTGTGCTGTGTCTCCGCCGGTTGGGCTAACCTTTATAATGTAAACCAGACAGAGAAACGGCCCCATCGTGTTGTGCGCTCCGCCGCCCCCACTGGCTCCAGCAGTACCGGCTGGAAGAGTAGCAGCGCCGGTAGCAGTGGAAGGCTGGTTCAACCACGTCCCGAAACCCGAGCCAGCGCTTTGGCCTACGCCAAAGTTAGGCAACGGGTGAGTGTGACTAAATTGCCCTGCGGCAATTGGATGGGTATGCGAGACAATCTCGGCAAGAGTGAGTATGTGTTGTTCTTCGCCGCCGATGTCTCCGAGATTCCGAAGGCTTAGGCTAGCACCTTGTCCGTAATTCAGAATGAAGCGGCTGCGACCATCCGGCAGATTGAAAGTGGTGGATCCATCGCCTGGGCCGAAGCTCGTTCCGATCAAAGAGAAGAGCTTCGGATACAATGTCCGCGAGATCGCCGAACCGTCGATCAGCATCCAGGCAGGCGGTGGCGTGACGCTCGGCCACGATTTGATTGAGCCGACTTCTTCGCTCGCTCCCGCTACTCCCGGTGCTCCCGCAGGCCCCACCATGCCAATATCACCGCCAGGGCTCACTTGAGTCCCTGACGGAATAACGGTTCCCGGTGCGATTGCCATAGGTTACACGATGCCTTTCACTACGATTGAGCCATAAGCGATATTGCCAGCGCCCATCTGAAGCTGGGCGAAATTGATCACGCCGCCGGGATTTTGAAGTGAGCCGGTAAACGCCCAACTGGTTTGCCATGGGCCGGTCGTAACAAAGCCTTGTGCTTGACCGAGCCAAGTTGCTTTTCTACCGTCACCAACGGTAGGCCAGAGCTTTATATTGATTTGGCCGGAATCGCTTGTCGCGGCATTCAGTGCTGAACTCAGCCGAGCATTGGCGACATTGCTGGCGTAAGAACCTGCAACCGTCGTCGCTGCGTTGTTAAAGACTACTATATCGTAATAGCCAGTGGTGAGGAAATTCGAGCCGTTCGTGATCGAAAGCAGCATCTGCAAAGCAGATTGATTAGTAGCCGGGAGGATCCCGTAGATATCGATCTCGAACATCCGGTAACCGACCGGCAACCCGATGCCCTGAGTGGCGACAGGTGTAGTAATATCGACTGAGCTAATCACTACCACGCGCTGTAGTCCGATCGCTCGCCAGTTAGTGCCATCGCTTACGAGCGTGCATTCCTGGCCTGGGAGCAAAGCAAGTGGAGACGCTGCGCCATTTATCGTGCCGGAAGCTTGAATATTGACCCGACTGCCACTTCCGGTAATGCTAGCCGCGCCATTATTATTTCTGACCGTGTACACCAACCCCACTGCGGCGGCGGGTAAATTGAACGAGACATTAGCTAGGGCGCTAAAAACGAAATACTTGCCACTGTCGGCTGGCGTCGCGGTATAGGGGCTTGTTAATAGGACGAATCCGTTACTGCTGCTGAAAACCGGGAACGCATGACAGGCGTTATCGCCACCCACGTAATCAGTGGAGAGTCCACTGACTTGAGTTAGGAGGCCGGGTGTTGTGGTCGAGGCCAGCACCTGCGAACCAGCTTGGACGGTCTCGAGCGTGATCGTTTTACCAGCCAGATTAATGGCGGTGACCTTTAGCGAAGCAGCGGTTGAAGGGTCGCCTCCGGCTTGGCCGACGACTACCATCTGACCAAGCACGACCCATTCGGGATGATCAATAGGAACTACAACGGTAGCCCCAATCGCTGGAACCGTAAATTGAGCCGTGGTTAAAGCGGTCGCATTGATTCCGTTAGCTCCTGGGCTTCCTGGGCTCCCTGGAGCGCCATCGGCACCGGGAGGTCCATTTGGCCCGGCAACTCCTTGCCAGGGCCCTGAGTCACTCCAGGCGCTTCCTGTCCAGACCCAACCGTGGCCGGTATCGGAGGTAACGAAGAGATCGGCCTGCGCGTTGCCGGTTGCAGGCAGCGCGGCTTGGTTAGCGACGGTGCCCCGAAAATTAATGCTGCTGCCTGGATTGCCCTGTGGGCCTGGATCCCCGGGAACGCCTTGAACGCCTGGGATGCCCTGAATTCCTTGCTCGCCTTGAACGCCTTGTTCGCCCTGAGCGCCGGGAGGGCCCTGAATTTGACCGGCATCAACCCAGGTCGTCCCGTTCCATATCCATCCCGTCCCCGTGTCGTTAGCGATCCACATGTCGCCTTGAATGTTGCCAGTGGTCGGCAGATTCGCGTAAGTGGGGACGGTGCCTTTAAATTGCAAGCCTTGGCCCGGTGGACCTTGAATCCCTTGAGGGCCGGTGGCACCTCCCGGGCTGATCAGAGCCCCGGTGGCAACCATCGCGCCGACTTGGCCTGAGACGTTGATCAGGGTCAGCTGGTTCCCGTTGATGGCGCTGATCGCGAGAACGCCAGCATTGGCCCCCCCACCAGCGGTTTCGATGTTGAGGGCTTGGCCCTGAATCATCCAGGCCGAGTTGTCCACGTAGACTGGGGACACGCTCTGTCCGACTGCAGGGACGCCGAAGCCAGCCGTCGTATGAGCCAGAGCAGGATTGCCTTGGCTTCCTTGCTGGCCAGGAGGTCCCTGAGGACCGACAGGACCCTGAATTTGGCCGACGTCATCCCAAACGGTGCCGCTCCAGACAAACCCGTGGCCGATGTCCTCTACAAAGTAAATGTCGCCGATCGTGTTTCCGCTGGCAGGTAAGTCCGCTTGGGTCGCGACGGAGCCTACCATGCGGATCCCTGTTCCAGGCGTTCCTTGTGGCCCAGCAGGACCCACGGGGCCACTTGGTCCCTGGCTTCCACTTGGGCCAGGGCTTCCCGTGCTTCCCGGGTTTCCCTGCGGCCCAGGAACGCCCTGGGGTCCGATTGGACCCACGGGGCCGAGCAAGTTCGAGATGGGAGTCCAAGCCATGGCTAGGAGAGCAGATAGACTTGTCCGCTCTGAGTATCGAGGTAGAGATCCCCCGGCTTGGATCCGGCAATTACTCCTGGTGCCCCAGCCCCAGTAAACCAGATAGTGCCAGCGCCTGAGATTGGATGGAGTTGGTTATCGCCCCCGTAATAGGTCGTTGCATCCCCGTCCCCTGGGGACATCAGGCCAGCCTGAAGCGTGCTAGCTAGTCCGATCTCGTCGCCGCCATACGGTAAATGGCTGGGAGCATGCGGCGTCGGCGGGAATTGAAGAGGCGGATCGGTGATGCCTTCCCAGGTGACGTAGAAAGCCGAGAGAGCTTTATCGACTACGCCATAGCCGCCGTTCTTGGCATACTCACTTTTGAGCATGTCCCCGGCAGGAGCTTGGTCACCCAGGACAACATAGAAGGAGGGATCCCAGGGAACAGGGATCATGCGTGGCCCGGTCTCCCCTGGAAAGGGGGGAACCATCCGAGGGCCGGTCTCAGCCCTTGGGTCTGCCGACATCGCGCTCTACGCTATTTCAAGACGATTAACCTTGAGCGGTAGGCGGATAAGGTTGCCAAGGCCCAGCTGAAAAATCGATTGTCGGAAGTCCTGGGGCACATCCAGGCGGAACGGCATGGGGGCCTGCTTCGACCCTGGGAAAACCGTTTTGTCCCGGCTGTACAACAGGACCCGTATAGGGCGAGGTCATCGGGCACATAACGCCGATGATCTGCCAAGGCGGGTTAGTTTTTCCACTGCTCATGAGCCCGAGTTTAGCGTAAGCTGGGGCCGATGGCTAACGTGATCTTCTGCCTCCAGATGTGTCCGATGGATTGCGACGCGGCAGTTGATCTGGTCAAGCTGATTGCGGACGTGGAAAAGGCGCACCCTTCGAAGTGCAAGCCTCAATGGGTCTTGAGCCATCGCAAGGACACGCCTTTGAGCCGCGTCTATCAGTGTCAGGGACTGCTCTTAAAGGTCTTCGATCAGGTGATGGTCTTCAAGGCCGCGCGCTACGCTAACGGCTGGCCGGGTGGCTCCAATGCTTTGTGGCGCTCGACCATGGAAGACATCGCACGGCTGGAGATCAGCGAGCCCGGCATCCTCACTTTCGAGCCTGATTGCGTGCCGCTTTCGGCTGACTGGCTTGACCGCCTGGACGGCGCTTACGCGAACCGGGCCCGGCCAATCCTCGGCCATATCCACCAAGAGGAGACAATCGACCAGCATGTCAACGGCAACGCGATCTGGCCGGTTGACCTCGCGATCCGGTGGCCGCAAGTGCTCGAAGCTCCGCCAACCATGGCCTGGGATTACTGGGGCCGAAACTTCTACATCCGCGAAGCCGAAGACACGGCCCTCATCACCCAGTGGTATCGGCGCAGGAAGCTCAACGAAGAGGAGTGGGAGACAATCGAAAAGCATGGCTTGCGGCCTGTGCTCCTCCACGGGGTCAAAGACTCGAGCGGTCGGATCCTGGCGCGTAAGGAGCTCATGCAGGTTCAATGTAAATGACGCCTCTGCGCTGGCCGCAGGCTTGGGCGTTATAGTGGTAGCGATAGTTCTCTGAACCGTAAATCTTGTTCAGGCTTTCGCGGATCGTTTCAAATTTGAGTGGGCCGATGTCCCAGGTGTCATAGCCGAACTCCGGTCGGCCCGGGTTCTCAAAGTCGTGGATCACGATAACTGGCTTAATCTCTTTAGCGGCAATCACGGCGAGCTCGTCTAAGAGCGGACAGTGACCGCCTCCATGGGCGTCGAGATAGAACAGGGTGCGCGAGCCGAATTGTAGATTCTGTAGGACGAGCGCCGAGTCGCCCAGATGCCGTTCAATGATGTCGTACTCGAGGCCCTTGCCTTTCTCGAAGAGCTCGGGGTCAAGCTCGACCGTCGTGACCGGGCAGATCTGCGCGAGCTTCTGAGTGGTCGAACCGTCTGCGGTGCCGGTCTCAACAATGAGTTGAATGTCATGTTTGTAGACCAGGGCGCGCAGCTCGGGCTCGATAAAGGTGTCCCCGTTAAAGGGTTCTGGCGTCTTCAGAAGATTGTCGAGCTTCATCTGGAGTTGGTAACCCCAGTGGCCGTGAGACCAGAAAACTCGGAAGGGCCAGCGCTCGCCTTTGTCGTGTACGAAAACGTAGCGGCCCGGCTGGAATTTCGCACAGTAAAGCCCGAGCGATTCGTAATCGCAATTGGTCTTTGGATGGGTCAGAAAGCGCCGGTAATCGTATGGGGTGTCCGAATAAACGGCTTCCATGAACGGTTTTGCGGTCACCTCTTCGATGCGCAGTCGGGTCTTCGCGAAAGTGTCACGCCAGAAAAGGAACGGGGGCCCCCGCATGTAATCCTTATCGAGCTCGACGCCCAGGAGCCGTTCGGTCGGCGGCTTCCACTGCTTTTTGCCTTCGATCAGGCTGAAGTCCGTTTTATCTTCGTCCCAGAATTTGTACCGGACGATCGGCAGGCCTTCGAAGGTGAAGCGCTCAAGACCCACCGACTCGAGCAGGATGTGATCGGAGTCTAAGAGCATGATCATCTCGGCGTCCGAGTAGAGGTCGGCGATCATCTTCTGGTACATGGCGAACATGTAGCCATCCGGCCAGGGCTTTACGTAGCGGTAGGAGGTGGCCACCAGCCCCCAGGTTTTAAACACCTCTTCGCAGTCCGGTTCTCCGATAATGATCGTGTGGAAGTCGGCTTTAAAGAATTTGTGTAAGAGCTGGACCGAGTAGCAGATCCACTGCAGATCTTTTCG